AAACCTACGGTTTCGAGGTTCACGGGCTCTGGCCCGTGAACCGAAAAGCGCGTCCGGGGCTTTGGGCCCCGGCCGCTTCCCCTACGACCCCTTCCCTTATGTGCGCTTCTTGTTCCACGGCTAACGCCGTGGAACGAAAAGCAAATAAGCCATGCGATTGTATGAAAATCATACATCTCATACAATACTGTTATTATGTGTTTTATTTTATTACTCTCGGCGGAAACCTCGGAAGAGACCTTGGAAGAGACCTCGGCAGAAACCTCGGCAACAATCTTGGGCACGATATTTGTCTCCGACCGAGGTATTGCCCGAGGTCTTTGCCGAGGTCTCTGCGTACTACACGCCAATATATGTATGAGAGTCATATAGATTCTCATACAAGTCCATCCTATTGATACCCGGGCTTTGCCCGGGTATCCCAAAAGGGAAGGGGTCGTAGGGGAAACCGTAGGTTTCCCTACATTGTTATATGTTATGTTTGTATGAAATGAGTGAGAAAAAAACAATCCAAATAAATCCTGAACTATTCCGATTCTCCACCAATAAAACGCGAAAACGCACAAAATCGGATGGCGAACCGAAACCAATCCGTGTAAAGGGCCAAGCCAGACCAGTCAGCAACAAAACTGCCAAACGACGACTCTTGAAATACATCCGGCAACAACAAGAAAAAAACTACCAACAAATGATCGAAGGAAAACCTTTAGCATCTTCTGAAAACGGAGAATTCGAGAGTGATTTCGAAAATTCGCTAAAATACCTCGCTTCCGTCGCGGAGAAAAACAAACAATCTGTCAAACACAACCAAACATTGCGACATTTTCCGCCATCCGAATCCTTTCTATTTAGGCAAAACACCCATAATGCCGACGCAGGCGTCGAAAACGACTACGTCGAGACCGAATTGCCCGATTTATTCGATGACGACACCGAACCCGAACCTGCCGGTCCGAAATACGGTTGTCTCAAGAACGGCCGATTGCCGACCTACCGCATGTGGAAAAACCAAACGCAGAAAACCACTCCTCGACCGATGTCAAACACACATACGTTTTATACATTGTCTTCGCCGTTCCAACAAAGTCCCGTTTCTCAACCGTCGATGGTCGAGAATTATTTAGCATCATCGCCTGTTCGCGATGAACCAATGACAATCGAGAGTGCTCCATTGCCACCTGCGTCGAATGTATCGTCGTTTGTGCGCGACAAAATGGAAGAACTCAAACGTCATCGCGAAATACGCGAACGTCGAGAGAAAATACCGATTAATTTGTTTCGCAACCGAAAACAGAAAAAAACGACGCGGCGCACATTCCGCGTTGGAAAATCGAAGCATTATTCGCAAGTAGCCGTGTTGGTTTCGAACAAGACCTTGCGCAAACAGGTATCTACCAAAATACAATTGCTAAAACAGGTTCCGATCGAAGATGTCCGGAAAACGCTGGTGAAAAAAGGACTGATTCGGGTAGGGTCGTCCGCGCCTAACGATGTACTCCGAAAAATGTTCGAATCAACGAGTCTTATCTGTGGGGAAGTTCAAAACCACAACACCGAGAATTTGCTATTCAACTATTTGAACGGCGGAATGTGAACAAAAATCTCATAATAGTATATATTGTAAAACACAATGGCGAACACTGGTGTAAATTTGTTGATTATCGATCCACAGAATGATTTTTATCAAACCAATGACGAAACTATCAAAGGAAGCCTGGGAGTTGGTGGGTCGCAAGGCGATATTGAGAGAATTATTAGGATGATAAACAACGGCAAAAATAATATTAAGTCCATTAATGTCTCATTGGATACACATACGCGAAACCATATTGCAAACGCAAGTTTCTGGAAAATAAAGGGTACAGACAAAGCGGCACCAGATTCTAAAATGGTTAATGCTAAGAACGAAAAAGATAACAAAGTATTCTACGCAGACGGCATAGAAATAGAGCCCCGGTTGAGTAATGATATTTCAGAAGCAGATAAAGAAATATTAAAGGTTTGGTTTAAAACATATTGCGATTTGGTGAATCAACCAGGTAGAAATGGGCTAATGCTTTGGCCGGACCATTGTATCGAAGAAACCGACGGTCACGCAGTTGTACCTGATTTAAAAACCGCTTTGGACAATGTGTCGACCCAAAATTCTATACCCATTCCAGTTGCGTATCATATTAAAGGCCAAAATTGTTTAACCGAGATGTTCAGCATTATGAAAGCTGATATTGATATTGATGATGTTAGTTTACCAGATCAATATAAAGAAACATTAACAAAATATATGTATACTGGAAGTACAGCAACACAGGCAGATGGTAACCCTTTACGCAATACAGAAACATCTTTCAACGCAAACACTGATAAAACTGACCATGTATACCTAAATACTAAATTTAACAAAGACTTATTTGACAAACTTGTCGAAGGCGGTCGACCAATTGCGATTTGTGGTGAAGCATTGACACATTGTGTGTTGAATTCATTTGTAGATATTGTCAATAAAATTCAAGAAGAAGCCCAAAAAGGAAACACACAAATTACTCAACAAGTATGGCTAATTGCGAATGCTTCATCGCCAATTTCTGACACAGAAGGTCCCGCAATCGAAAAATATAAAAACCATGTATTTAAAAATGGAAATGATGGAGAGTTAAAAAAGTTTATAAAATTCAAGAAAATCGAGGAGGATGGCTCCTTGGTGGATATATTGCCAAATAAAACCGATGGGGACAAAATATTCGATGAATTTTTAAGGGTCTCTGGTTTAGTAAAACAAGAAGCAGCACTCGGTGGTCGCCGAACTCGCCGCAACCGCCGCCGCCCTTCTGCTACTCGCAAGGCAAAGGCCCCCAAGAACAATCGCTCCGCACGCCGCAACCGTCGGCGGGTTCGTTCGAGGAGCGTATAAACGTTCGCGAATCGTATAAATATTATGTATTCATAATATCTATATTTACACCAAATCTACCTACATATACCGAGGTTTGCTCGCATCAAAATTTTGTATGACTTGTGTTTGTGATAGCTCGGTATTATAATAATAAAATTCCCCAATGTCGCATTCGCCTTCTCCGTAAAATCCGGTTGGGAATGTCATATTTTGCGTAGTCGACGGAATCCCGGTTTCATTACTGGTTGCGGTCATAACTTGGCGCCCATTTACAAATATCTTATTTTGACGTCCTCCTCCATTTCCAAATTGAACGTTGGCTGTATAGAGTGCCCATCCACTGCTTAAAACTCCAGTAACAGAATTAAAATAGTTTACTTGCGACGAACCATTTTCATGCAACCCTAATGTGGTATCTGCCCGATAACCTAAAGCATACCCGTCGTAAGATGGTGCCCCAAACACCTTACTCACCAACGAACCTTGTGAACCAACATTGTTGATTTTTACCCACATTTGTATAGTGAACGGCGTATTTATAGCTGGATTAATTGCGGCGGCTTGATCGATTTGCGCGTATTGCCCCGTAGCTGCTCCTGTATTAAACGCAAAATATTTATTTCCTGGATCGGTTGTGGTATCAAATGACGGCGACCCGGTGAGCGTTGCGCTATACGACCCACCTGATTCCAGATTCGTCCAAGCAGAACCCGAACCGGAGTAAGAGCTGGAGTTATTTGCGTCTAAATAGATGATGCGGTTGGTTGATAATAAACTGTTGGTGGTGGGAGTGACCGACACCATCAGAGATTCGCTGCTTGAACCATCCGAATTGACTGCTTTTAGTTTGATATTGTATAAGGTTCCGTTTATTAACTGCGTTGTGCCATCCGACGAGAGTGTGGTTATTTCAACCGGACTATAAATTTGCGCAGGATTAAACGGCAAAAACGTTGCTCCATCGTCGGTGGAATACTCGTAGTTGGTTACAGTTCCGCTTTGTGTGAACAAAATATACGCCGCTTGGTCTCCTCCTATGCCGGACAATGCGGTTGGTGGCAATATAGAAGCCACGGCGGTCCATTGAGCATACAGAGTCGTATCGGCGTTAATGATGAATGTATTTCCTTGTGAATAAGATATTCCCGACCCATTTGCTGCTGTATTCCATCCAGCAAAGGTGAATCCGGTTTTTGCTAATCCGGAACTCCCTAAAATAGTAATAGTTGAACCAGATGTGTATGGAGCAGATGTGGGAGCATCTCCGCTTGTGTTGGTATTACCATTATACGCTACGGTGTAGGTTGGCGTAGTTTTCAAATATCTATATGCTCTTCGATGGTTTGCTAAACCAGACCGGCTTTTTCCTGCCATGTAATTATATTATATTATGAGGTTTAGTTATAAAATATATAAAACAAATTAGTATAGATGGCAAACACGTGGACACAATTTGGAATAGATCTTGATGGAGAAGCCGAGGAAATTCGTGCCGGTTCTTCCGTATCATTAAGTGCGGATGGAACAGTACTTGCTACTGGCGCACCATATAAAACCATTAATGGGCAACTTCAAACCGGTAGTGTACGAGTATATAAATGGAATAATACCACTTGGACACAATTAGGATTAGATATAAGCGGAGAATCTGTTGGAGAACAAGCCGGTTATTCGGTGGCATTAAGCGCAGATGGTACAATACTTGCCATTGGTGCTGTGACCTCCAATGTTAATGGCCAATCTTCCGGTAGTGCAAGAGTATTTAACTGGAATGGTAGTGCGTGGACACAATTAGGAACAACCATTTACGGAGGACCGTATGACCAATTAGGCTGGTATCTATCATTAAATGCAAGCGGAACAGTACTTGCTATTTGTGAGCCAGCCGCTTCTCCTAATAATGTAACGGTTTCAGGTAGTGTACAGGTATATACATGGAATGGTAGTGCCTGGACACAATTAGGTGGAAGTATTAATGGGACATCCGCGTATGAAGGGTTTGGATTTTCCGTATCAATAAACGCAGATGGAACAATAGTCGCGGGTGGTTCAGACCAGAATTCGAATTACGCCGGTTGTGTAAGAGTATATAAATATATCAATGGTGGTTGGTCAAAAATCGGTAACGATATTGTTGGAGAAGCCGAGGGGGATCGTTCCGGGAGTTCAGTGTCATTAAGCGCTGATGGCACAATAGTTGCTATTGGCTCACCATATAATGCCGGTAGTGGGAATTATCCGGGTAGTGTAAGAGTATATCGTTGGAACAATACGAATACAACTTGGGAAAAAATTGGATTAGATATTGATGGTGCAGCTGCTGACGATGTATTTGGTTATATAGTATCACTAAGCGCAGATGGAACAGTACTTGCGGTTGGTTCGGTCGGCAGTATGAATTATACTGGTAGTGTAAGCGTATATAAATGGAATGGTACCACTTGGACAAAATTAGGGGTAGATATTCTCGCGGAAGCGTTGGAGGATGAGTTCGGCACCACACTATCTTTGAACGCAAACGGAACAATACTTGCGGTTGGGGCACCCAGGAACGATGGGAATGGTAATAATTCGGGCAGTGTAAGAGTGTATAGATGGAATGGCGAATCGTATATCTCATATTATCCAACGGAGGCGGATGCTCTCTCTGGCCTAAATATGTTAGGAACTGGTACCTCGTACGTAGTCGGAAATGGCGGGCCGTTTGGACCAGGTTCTGGATACAGCAGTTGGAAAATCGCTTCAAACAGTACAGGTTCATCCGCCCAGAATGTAGTGTATGTAAACGGCAGTTCGTTGGACGCATCTGGAACATATAATTTATATACATCTGTCCCGTGCTTCTTGGAAGGAACCCGCATTCTCTGCCAAGTAGACGGCGTTGAGCAATATGTTCGTATAGAAGAGATGAATAAAGGAACGATGGTGAAAACGAGTTTAGACGGATACAAAAAAGTGGTGTTAATCGGAAAGAGTGTAATTAAAAATCCAGACACCGACGAACGTACCGAAAATCGTCTCTATAAATGTAGCATGTCCAAGTATCCAGAACTGAAAGAAGATTTATATATAACCGGGTGTCATTCCATATTAGAGTTTCCGATAACAGAAAAACAGAAGGAAGACACCGTAAAACATTTAGGCAGGTTATTTGTCACGGATAAAAAATACAGACTGATGGCATTTTTGGATGAACGGGCAGAGCCGTGGAAGTCGAAAGGCGAATATACAGTATGGCATGTTGCGCTGGAAAATAGTAATGAAGTAAAGAATTATGGTGTATATGCGAATGGCGGATTATTAGTCGAAACGTGTAGTATTCATTTTTTGAAGAACAAGTCAAACATGGTTTTTTAATGTTTAGACGCGGGAACTGATGCCCAACGCTTCGCATACCACAGTAAATCCAGATAGTAAATCTCTGTATTTAGTATTATGATGCGTGTAAAAAGTTCATATAATTTGGGGTTATGGTTCTTCGTAATCGTAGTAGTAATCGTAGTGTATTTCAATCTATACTTCGTGTTCTTTTTTGCTAAAAATCTATTCGGTAAGGATTTCCCCGTGAAAGAACACGATGAACTAAACAAGTTTCATGACAATCCAACCAATTTCGTAGATGATATGTATTATTCATATTGTAGTCGCAATTTAGAAAAATGGAATCGTTATCATGACGCACTCCCTAAAACCCCGACCACGTTTGTTCTACCGAGTATTAACGCAGATCAAATCTCGCAAATAGCCCACTATACAAACAATTACAGAACCCCCTTAGTAATAAAAGGACTCATAAAAGATTTCCCCTGTGTTAAAAAATGGGATATTGACTATTTGAAGAAAAACTGCGGGCAACACACCGTAAAAGGGTTTGCAAAAACCGACGGTAGCAACTTCATAACTAACCAATTTAACAATGTGAAAGTTCTCGAAAATGTGCGCTTTTCGAATGCCTGCGATATGATTCGGAATGGAGAGCAAATCTACATAAATAATTTTCACAGTATTTTCATTGATTGTGCGGTTTTACAAGAAGATTTAGATTTGAAAAAACTGAACGAAATAACCCCCATCGAATACTTGGAAGTTAGTCAATTGTTCTTTGGACCGAAAGGCACCGGCACTACTCTCCATTGCGCGATGAAATCGAATATCTTCTATAACGTGAAGGGTAGAAAGAAGTGGACATTTATTGACCCAGCATATTCGCAGTATTTATCTGCTGTGTTAAGTGATAATGGCATTTTCGTAGTCTCGAAGCTCAACTATTTCAACGATCCATCTTTATTGAGAAATATTCCGAAGTTTGAATATACATTAGAAGAAGGCGATGTATTATTTAACCCTTCTTGGTGGTGGCATTGTGTGGAGAATATGTCCGAATATACGATCGGCGTCGCAAATCGAAGCAGTTTAGGATTTAAATTCCACGATAACAACAACCATACATTTACAATCAATTCGATGCTTACCCGACCATACCAATTATACAAAATAATAAACGCACCGACCATCGATGTTGACGTAACCGGAAAAGTATTTGTTTAGGGGGGTTTTATAAAAATTGGTTTCATGCGAACGTCAAAATCACGGATACGATAGATACAATCAGCAAGACTGCCATACTAAACCTGACACAGTCGCGTTGACGTTGCCAGTTGAAATGGTCAATCGATTCTGGCTCAGACACGTCATACAAGATTGCGTTGTCCACCGGAATAATCGTGTGGTCATTTATCTGTTTCGCCACTGCCTGAACGTCGCCCTTCGGATGCTGCGTTTCTATGCGGGTCGCGGCCATTTCCACTATCGGAGGAGACGGTAATAACGAGACAACTCGATTCCGTACATGATACACTCGGCTGCTTGGAATAATACGATACTCCGTGATGACTATCTCGGTCGGGGTCTCGATATCACAAAACCACCCAAAGTCGTCTGTATTGTTTGTTGCGGTTGCGTTCATATTTGTAAATGTTGTTTTGTATTTGTATGTCTTGTAGTTGTGTTCGAGAGTATTCAAATCAATTTTGTATAAACATAAAGCAATGACTCTCTATATGTTTATTATCACTTTGGTAGAACCATTATCATCAACTGAAACCATGTCTTCTGACCAATCGATATATGGAGAGTATTTCCGCATTACGGAGGAATATACCGCGAAATATGGACCGAAAACAGTACTCCTGATGCAGGTCGGCGCATTTTTCGAAGTATACGGTATTCGCAAGCCAGGCGAAACTGTTGCTATCCGAAGTTGTATCGACCAATTCGCGCAGGTGGGCAACTTGTCCGTTTCGGAGAAAAAAACGGCCTTCGAGAACGGCTCGGTGGTGATGGCGGGGTTCCGCGATTATACTCTCGACAAATACATTCCCAAACTGACGGAAGCGGGATTTACCGTCGTGGTGTTTGTCCAAGAACCCCGGCCTGGCACGAAATCTTTCCAGCGTGTGTTTGATTCGGTGTATTCACCCGGCACAGTGGTTTCGTTTGATACCGACACCTCAGCCCAGATAACAAACCATATCATGTGTATTTGGTTCGACGTCCACCGCACTCTCTTGCGAAAATCGTCGTCGCCCATCACAGAGAAAACCCGCGACACCCTGTTATATGGCGTGGCAGTGGTCAACATTTTCACCGGCAAATCGTCGCTGTTCGAACAACAAACGACTCTCGACTTTTCCCCTTCGACCTTCGATGAATTGGAGAGATACGTCTCCGTGTTTTCCCCAAGCGAACTGATTGTGGTATCGCCGTTTGAGCAAAACCAACTCGACAAAATCATACAATATACGGGAGTCAATACGTCCACCGTTCATTATATTGACTCTCGAAACGTGGCCAACGAACGCGTCCAGAATTGTACCAAACAGAAATATATCCGCCATTTGTTTACCGAATTCTACAAGGACGATACTTACGATATTTGTTCCGAGTTCCAGACGTACGCTGTTGCCACCCAATCGTTCTGTTATTTGCTGAATTTTATACAGGAACACAACCCTCGGCTGGTGCGCAACATCGACCTGCCGACGCTGAATAATACGTCGTATCGCATGATACTCGCCAACCATACTCTCAAACAACTCAATATTTTGGACGATACCACACACGAATCGACGTATAGTTCTGTTTCGCGGTTTCTAAACAAGTGTGCCACGCCGATTGGCCGTCGAATGTTTTACGCGCAATTGGTGAATCCTGTATTCGACGAGGAATGGCTACGTCGAGAGTATGACGCCATCGAGGGAATGTTGGCGTTTGGCAGCGAACCGATTGCGGCGTTTCGCAAACTTCTGCGCGGGGTGTGTGATATGGAGAAAATCATGCGGCAGCTCACGGTGCGCAAATTACACCCTGCGTCGATATTTGCCCTCTGGAAAAGTATTCAAACAATACACCAAACCAATGTTATTTTGTACGAATCGAAGGATTTGTTGTCGTATTTGTCTCCCAACCCGGAACCATTTGCGTTTATCGAGAGTCAATGTGCCAAAATATTGGAATACCTCGACCAGCGATTGGCGGTTGCCGACTGCCAGGGGCTCCAGGGTTTCGAGGTAAACATCATTCGTCCGGGAATATCGCAAACGCTGGATGAGACTCTCGATGCTCAACGAAAAAACCTGGAATTATTTGGAGATATTCGAGAGTCATTGAATGCCATCATTCGCACACAAGAGAAGAATGCCGACCTGGATTTTGTCAAAGTCCACGAAACCGACAAACTGGGCCTGTCTCTCCAAATAACCAAGAAACGCGCAGGTATTCTGAAAAAGTATATCGGCGACCATCCCGACAAATTTTTGTCCTCCGTGTCGACATTTCCCCTAAATAATATACGGTTTGTATCGGTATCGTCTACGATGGATGAAATCGAATGTCCGGTTTTACAGACCGTCGCGCGCCAGATTTTGGCGGCGAAACAGCGACTCTCGAAGATGGTGGAGAATGAATATCTGTTGGTGTTGGAAGGATTCGAGAGTCGGTGTTATGGATGTTTAGAGAAACTAAGCGCTTTTGTGGCAAAACTGGATACATTAACCACCAAAGCCTATTTAGCACAAACATACCATTATTATCGGCCCACCATTTCGACCGCATCGGAACATTCGTTTGTTCGCGCAACGGCATTACGGCATTGTTTGATTGAGCAGATTCAGCAAAACGAACTGTACGTTCCCAACGACGTCGAGCTGGACGGGAGGGGTATTCTGTTGTATGGCACGAACGCGGTGGGCAAAACCAGCTTGATTCGTGCTCTCGGAATCGCCGTTATTATGGCCCAATCGGGGATGTTTGTTCCGTGCGCGCAATTCGTGTATCGCCCCTACACGGCCATCTTTTCGCGGATTTTAGGAAACGACAATTTATTCAAAGGACTCTCGACATTTGCAGTAGAAATGTCGGAATTGCGGACGATTCTGACATTATCGGATGAGCGGAGTTTGGTATTGGGCGACGAATTGTGTTCGGGGACCGAAACGGAATCGGCATTAAGTATTTTCATGGCGGGTTTATGTCATTTAGACAAAAAGCGGACGTCGTTTGTATTTGCCACGCATTTCCACGAGATTCTGCGTATGTCGGAGATGGCTGCGTTGTCGGTCGAGACCAAACACATGGCGGTTCATTACGACCGCGAATTGGATTGTTTAGTGTATGATCGCACTCTCCAATCCGGACCTGGAAATCGCATGTATGGTCTCGAAGTGTGTAAATCGCTCCATTTACCGGTGGATTTTATGGACAAAGCATACGATATTCGTGGGCGGTATTTCCCGGAGACGCGGGGCGGGTTGTCGAGCCCGCCAGCGCGCACATACAATGCCAATAAGATTCGCGGAACGTGTGAGATGTGTCATGTTGAGATGGGCGAGGAGACGCATCATTTACAAGAACAACATTTAGCGGACGCAAACGGGTTTATTGGCGATTTTCATAAGAACCATATGGCGAATTTGATGAGTTTGTGTTCGAAATGCCATGCGTTGGTTCATACTCTCGAAAAGGCGCCCGAAGTGCCGCCGATACCGAAACCTACGAAAGTAGTGCGGAAGAAAACGACGAAGGGTACTACGGTTTTTGTGGAAGGAAAAATGTGATGTTATATTATAAATAGTATGACTACTGCCTCCTCCGAAATAATACATAATTTAGAATATTATATCGATAACAACTTATTGAAAGAGAGTGAGTTAACAGCTTTAAAAGAGATGTTAACAACTGAAATAATTAATGCGCGTAATAGACTTAAAATTGAACAAATACAAAAATTAGAAGATAATAGTCTGACTAATATTATGAAAAGATTAACGGGATACGAGTCCGCAAGAGAAGTGCCAAAAGTGCCAACATCGTTGTTTTTTCATTTTGTAAAGTTACGTACAGAAATAAAAAATAAGTTAAATTTGGGCTCGGTTTATAAGGATAAAAAATTTGATGATACCCATATAAGTACTCTTGAAAGTGCCAGTGCCAGTATTCCTGGCGGTACTCTTACAGGGAACAAACGTAAAATTCGATTCAGTCGAAAAAGTAAGAAGTCCAAATTTGGAAAAAAGAATAAACACTCCAAGAGAACTCGTCGCAACCGAAGACGTTCTGTGTAAACTAAACTAAACATAATGTTTTTGCCGAGAGTAAGAAGTATTCATAGATATCAGAGATATATACGAATGACGGATTTTCGCGACGATTGTGAGTTTTATTGCGTTTCCTATAATTCTCCCGAACGGGCACATACAATGACCGACCGGTTTGCCTCTCTCGACATTTCGTTGAATATCCACACCGGCGTTCAGATGGACGACCCCCGGTTGGCCTATACCACCGATATGGCGCGGAGGCGTGTCAATAGTGTGTTTTATGGCCATATCGATAATTTAGCGAATTTCTACGCTACCGGGAAAAAATACGGATTCACCAGCGAAGACGACGTCTATATTCGCAAAGACTTGGCGAAACGTATGCCGACCATTATCCGCGAATTCGAAGAAATGAAACTGGACGTATTGTTGTTGGGATATATGACGCAATACCCCATCAAAGACTGGTGGTCGGGCTATCATTTCACATATCCATACGATGAGTCCCGCGAATACCAGTATCACTCCTATCCCGAACATCAATGGGGGATTCATTTAGCGATGTTTTCGCGAGAGTATGCGAAACGTGTCATCGAAACATTTACTCCCGATTATGCCGAGAGAGCGCTACACGACACAACACTTGCGCCGCCCAATCCGGATTGGACGTTGACGAAACTCACAAAACGCCGGGCATTGATATATCCGATGATGGCGGTGGAAGATGGCAAAGGTAACTATGACCATTGGGGGCAGGGCGAGTTTCATCGGAATAGCCACAACGCGAATTACGACCCGGAATTGTTTTTATAGTATATCCATCCTTGTTGCCACTCTCTAAAAAACAAATACGAGAGTCATATAAAAGATTGCGTGTATACTATCTATCAGTTGTTCTATCTATTGTTCTTGTTATAAAAAATGGTCGCCTTTTTATCTGAAATGATTCGGTTCGTCTTATACACA